GTTCTACGAGCTAAGAAACAACTAAGACGAGCAGGTTTATCTGAAGAAATGATAGCAGAGATTGGTAATAATCCTGCAGACTTAGAAGCTCGTTTAATGGACTTTACTGAAGCAGAGCGAGGTATGGTAGAAGGATTACCTAACGAAGCTTTAGTAAGTACACAACTGGATAATTTATTATCAGGTCTTCAAGATGGTAATATTCCACAATGGGCAAATCCTGCTGTGGCTGCTGTTAATCAGATTATGGCAGAGAGAGGACTAGATGTTTCTACAGTTGGTAGAGATGCTTTATTTAATGCTATTGTACAAACAGCTATGCCTATGGCACAGTCAAATGCAACATCTATTAAAGAGAGTGTTTTACAACAAAGAGATATCGAAGCACAGGCTTCACGTTTAGATGCACAATTAGGAACACAGACAGCTATATCTAATGCTGATAATGTATTTGATTTAGACTTAGCTCAGTTTAGTTCTGATGTTCAAAGAGAATTATCTAATAAGAAATTTTTACAGACTGTAACACTTACTGATACTGATAATGAACAGAAGGCTACTTTACAAAACGCTGCGTCAATGGCACAATTAGATGTAGCTCAATTAGATTCTAATACCAGACTAGCTGCACAGAACGCTCAAAGTTTCTTAGCTATGGATATGTCAAATTTGGATAGAAGACAACAATCAGAAATATTAAGAGGACAACAACATCAACAAAGACTGTTAAGTAATCAATCTGCTACTAATGCTGCTGAACAATTTAATTCATCAAGTCAAATGCAAACAGATCAGTTTATGGCTAATTTAGCTGCACAAACAGATCAATATAATAAGACACAGCTTAATACAATGGAACAATTTAATACGCAACAAGAAAATGCTGCAGAAGCTAGACGAGTTGCTAACGAAACTGATGTTGAGAAATTTAATGCACAAATGAAAAATACTATAAATGAGTTTAATGCTAAACAAGATTTTGCTAGAGAACAATTTAATACTACCTCTGCTAATCAAATTTTACAAGCTGATTTAAAATGGCGAAGAGATATTAGTACATTAGATACAGCAGCTAAAAATGCTGTAGTTCAATTCAATGCACAGAATGCTTTTCAATTGTCTACACAGGCTCAAGCATTTATGTGGCAGGAATTAAGAGATCAAGCAGACTATGCATTTAGAACTTATGATAACTATGAACAACGAAAAGCTTCCATGTATATAGCTATGCTTGGCAACGAAAGTGATAATTATGAAGAAGCTGATTGGGAAACAAGAATGAAAGCTGTTACCTCGTTGTTTGATGGCTTTCTAGAAGGAGGAGGTTAAAATGGGAAAAATAAAAAAACTCGCTAAGAAAATTGGTAGAGGTATAAAGAAAATTGGTAAGAAAATAGGTAAAGCTTTTAAAGGTGTTTTTGGAGGTATCACTAATAAATTAGGACCTCTAGGAACTATGGCTTTAATGATGTTCATGGGTCCGGCAGGTCAGGCTTTTTCTACTTGGGGAGGTGAAGCAGCCACAGGTTTTGGAAACTTTGTAAAATTTACAGGTGATGCAATGAATTGGGTAGCTAAAGCTCCAAAGAGAACTTGGGATAGTATTACTGATATGGTAAGTTCTGCATGGAATGGTATGACAACTAAACTGGGTCGTGAAGGAAGCTATTGGGATTCTATTAGTGGTGATTATACTGGTAAATATGATGAGCAAGGATTTTTAATAGATGCAGAATCTTATAAAAGTCCTTATGAGTTTGAAGCAGAAGACGCTGGTTTAGTCAAAGATGAAACAACAGGAAAATGGATTGAAGAAAAAGGTGTACTAGCGAAAGCAAAAGACTTCTTTACAGGTAAAGGTGACTTGGCAAAAAGAATTAAAGAAAAACCAATACTAGGAACTAAAACAACAGTTGGTGATGCTATGTGGGGAACATCAACAGCTTTTAAAGGTTATGGAATCTATAATGCTTTTAATCCTACTGATGCAGACTTAGGAAGTGGTTGGTGGAATAGAAATCTAGATGATGCTAATAATATGCTCTCACTTGCGAGTGATCAGGGCTCAAGAACTTTACCAACAACTCCAATAAGTTTAGATTTTGCACAACCATTAAATAATCAAATTGATTTTTATAAGGATAGATTTATAACGGCTAATGGATTTTTACCATCCTTACAATTAAGAAATAGTATAAATGATATAACTCCTTATGGTACTAATTTTGATGAGTACTTTATAAGTAATATAGGATAATAAAATGGCAAGAGAATTAAGTCAAGAAGCTTTAGAATTAGTTAATCCTTTGGATGGACCGATTCCTGGTGGTTCTTTAACAAATAGTCCTAATAGTAAACAGGCTTGGGAACAACCTCCAGAAATGACAGGACTAACCGAAGCTACTGAAAAAGTATTCTTATCTTTATTAGAAGAAGAAAATTTAGAAACTGTGGTGGACTTAATGGCTAAAGAAATGCCAATAAGTGATATTGCTCAGATGTTATTATTTACAGGCTTTGTTAAAGGTAAATTTAATCCTGACCTAATGACATTACTTATTGAACCAACTATGTATATGTTATTAGCTATTGCAGAAAAAGTAGGCATATCTAATCCAACTATATATAAAAATGAGCATATGGATAGAGAAGAAATGGATGCTGAAGATATTGCAGAAGATGTAAGAATAACTAAAAATTTTCAAGATGAATTAAGAAGACCACAAAGTTTGTCTGATTTAAAACCAACAGTTAGTTCAGCAACTATTCCACCAGAGTTGATAGAAAAACTAGAAGAAGTGGATACCAGTAAAATTGAAGCAAGTCTTTTAGGTAGACCAGTTGAAGAAGAAGAAGTTACTGAAGATGTAGATAGTCTATTACAAAGGAAATAATTATGGCAGAAGTAAGAAGCATAGATGAAATAGGAAAATCGTTATTAGCTAAACAGGCTAGTATACGTAAAAGTCAACGCAAGCGAAGTCGAAAGAATGAACGTATTAATCAGGCATTAGGAGTTCTAATGGCTGGACAAAGTGTTTTTCAAAGTGCGTTATCTAGACGTATGAAAGAATATGATTCAGTTAATAAATTATCGCAGTTAAGAACTAAAGCACAGACACCTAGAATTAATTATCAATCTAAGTTATATCAAAGTTTATTACCATATATAAAAGAAGGACAAGATTGGGAAACGAACTATGAGAATTGGAAAAAAGATAATGTGGGTAAAGAGGAATTTATAAATCTTACTATACCTAAAATTCATACATTAATAGAAGGACAACAAGGTTTTGGTATATACGAGAAAACAGACCTTGTAAGTAGTTATAGACCTCTTGAAATTGCAGGAGCAGAAAAAATGGCTAAAGAAAGTTTTAAACATTGGGATGCTTTTCGTTTAGGATTATTGGAATTTACTGGAACTGAATTAAGTAATGATGAAATGCTTAAACTATATACTTCACTGGACCCTGCAGATACTGATATTCGTAAAGCTCAGATTTTTAATGAGCATGTTAGTCGTATGACTGGAACACCTGTTAGCCCAGCTAATCTTAGAAATTTATTTTCTAAATTAAGTTTTGGACTAATTAAACCTACAGAAGAAGGAAATATATTTAGTCGAATAAGTGATGTTCCTCCTGAAATTGCTGCTTTTCAAAATGTTGTTAAACTTATAGATCATGATGCATTACTAATGGAAGTAGTTAGTACAAAATTAGCAACTCATCGAAACTGGGAAAATATAACAGTCGAAGATTATGGAAAAGTAGAAACCTTATTTGATTCGATTTCTGGAAATGAAGAGAAATTTGAAAGAAATAATCTATCACATTCTATAGGAAAAAATAGATGGGATGAAGCTAAAGCACAAATAGATTATAATCCTTCTTTGAAATCTGATATAATTACTAAATCTGGAGGATTAGCTAATCGTTTTTTACGTGATTCTAATTTCAGAAAAGAGATAACAAAAAGATATGCTGCTGGAGAGTACACTCAAGAAATACCAAGTTCTAATGAAGTTAAACTCTTTGAACAGAGAATAACTACTCCAATAGGAGCACGAGAAATAGCTATTATGACAGTAATAGGAACATCATTTAAAGATAAACAAAGTATGTGGAGGTGGGATGTAAAACCACATAAAGGTGATAATTTTGATGTTGATTTTTCAATCATAACTAACCTGCTCAAACCTGCTTATGAACTTAAGGATGGTAAATTAACACCTACTAATCCATCCGGGAATGTTACAGAAGAGGACCAAATAGGATATGTTCAAGACCTTCATCAAGATCAAGAGATACCTTTTACTACAGAAGAGAAAGATAAAATTTTAGATACTATCCCTGATCTATCTCAAGTAACAAGAGATAAAGCAATAAGAGATTTAGATGCTGAAGAAGATGATGAATTTTTATTTGGTGAAGAAGATGAATACCATAGAAATGTAACACCTTTTGGTCCTTCTCCAGAGGAAGGAGCAAGACGTAGAAAAATAGTAAGTGAAGGCTGGGAAAACCTTAAGTGGGAAGCAGGAGATAGAGCAGCTTTAGAAAAGTTTGCTACTACTGGTAAAACTACAGGCTCTTATGGTAGGGAGACTAGATTTTATGAGGCACTAGAAAGAGCAGGATTACCTAGAAACGCTACGCAAGAAATGGTTAGAAAATATTTAGAGAGTTAATACATGCCAAATAACGTATTAAACGATTACCTTAATGCTCTCCAATCTACTGAACCTGAAGAAGAAGAAAAAAGAAAAGAGAGTCCTCACTTTATAGCTGCTTATAGTGCTTATCAAAATTCTATAACACCAGAAGTAGATAGACCTACACGAGACATAGGTACTCAAAATTATTTAGACAAATATTCTCAAAGTCTAAATGCCCCACTACAGCCCTCCACTCGCAGAGGAGCTTATACCTTAGATGATTTAGAAAAAGACCCTGAGTTTCAACTTCGTGCTGAACGCTTTATGGAGGAGATAGGTAAAGATGAAGAAATCTTTGAGTATCTCCGTGATCCTGAGTTCAGCATCTACTCCGCAATGAACCTAGCTTCTGAAGTTGGAGAATGGTCAGATCAAGCAAAACAAGATTATACTTATCTTAAAGATACCTTTCAAAATGCCGATCTAGGCAGTACCAGACAATTCATGAAATTAATGGGCAACGCTACAGTTGATCTGTTAGCTGATCCTTTTAACTGGTTAGCTGTCGCTTTCTTTCCTTTAACTGGAGGTATGTCAGGTGCTGCAGCCGTTGCAGCTAAACAGACTGCCAAACAAGGACTCAAGAAATACGTCAAATCCAAAGCAACTAAAGAAGTTTTAGAAGCTGCTAAAAGACCTGCTATATTAGGAGCAGCCGAAGGAGCAGCGTGGGTTGGATCACACGATTATTTTTTACAAAATGTAGATGTTGAATTAGGTTTAAGAGAGAGTCTGGATAAATCTCAAGTTGCAATTTCTACAGCTTTAGGTACAACACTTGGAGGTTTTTTTGGTGGTACTATTGGAGGTTTAACTGTATTAGCTCCTGCTCTTTATAGAAAATTAAATAAATTTTCGAATGAAGGTGAACTTATAACAACAAAAGTAGATCGTAAAGCAGAAGCAGAAGCTTATGATCTTCTATCAGCAAATAATGCTGTTAAAGAACCTCCTAAAAAATTAGAAAAAGGTAAACGAGCTATTTCTCTAACTTTTGGTAAACCTGTTGCACAGTTCTTAGGCTTTGCTGATAACTCTGCTAAGATGCAGGAATTGTTAGGTAAGTTTAGATATGATTGGGCTAGGACATTTACTAAAGGTGCTCAAGCTGTAGAGGCTGACTCTTATGGTTTAGACCTAAGTAATGTTCTACATACAAATTTATATGAGATGAGAAAGGCATTAAATAATCTCTATAGAGGAAGTGATGTTTGGAGAAATACTCTTAGACAAGATCAGAACGATGCTCTTGCTTATTTATTAAGAGATAAAAAGTTATTAGATCGTGCTATAAGTACTGGTAATGTTAAATATGAAGGACAACTTATAGATAGAGTTGTTATTGATGCAGCTAAAGATGTTAGACTCTTATTAGATAATATCTTTAAACAGGCTGCTGATCAGGGCTTATTAGCTTCCGGTAGATTTAATTCTCAACATATTAAGGGATATTTTCCTCGTTTCTTTAAATATCAGGCTGTTGTTGATAATAGAAAAGACTTGGAAAATTTAATCTATAAGTCTGGTCATGCTGATATTAAAAATTCTTATTCTCAAAAAGATTATATAGAAATCTTTGCAAAAGATATAGATACTGATAAAATTCTTCATGCTACAGAAACAGAAATTGTAGGTAATAAAGTAAAAGGTCTTCGAGCCGATGCTGATTTAATTGATAAAGAATCTTTTGGTAGAAACTTCTTAAAGGATGCAGAAGGTAATATGGAGAAAGCTAAACGCTTAAAATCTGAAGCAATCGTTCAAGATATCATAGATCGTAAAACTAGCCCCTTCCAATACAGTTCAAAAAATAATGCTGGTGGAGGGCATAGTTTTTTACAACACAGAGTCTTTGATAAAATTTCAGATCAGGACCTAGCTCCTTTTTTAGAAGGAGATGTTGAAGACGTACTTACCAACTACATAACAGACGCAGCCAGAGCTACTACCAGAACTAAGTTTTTCGGTAGAACTGTACAGGATTTTGAAAGAGATTGGCTTGATCCAATACGCAGAGAATTAGGAGATTCTGGTGTAGAAGTAGATGAAATTAATGAAGCAATTAGAAGACTTAGAATTATGCATGAAAGGATAACTGGTTTAGATACTGATAAGATTGCTTTTAAAGGAGGTTTACGTTGGGGCACAGATTTTCTTAAGTTATCACAACAGATGGCTCACTTACCTTTTGCAACTATATCAAGTTTAACTGAGCCTATGATTCTTTTAACTAGAATTGATACCGGTAAATTACCAGCAGCTAAAGAAGTAGGTAAAGCTTTAGTAAAAGGAGTTAAAAAAGATATAGATAAATTCACAGACTTTGTAAGACGAACCAGTGGAAAAGACGTTAAAGGTTTTAAAGATATTGGTGATGAATATTGGGAAGAAGCGTACAAATCAGGCTTGGCAATGGAACAAGCTGTGCAAAGTCTTATTGAAGGTTTATATGGTGAAGCTGCTCATAGTCCGAGATTAAGAAAAGTACAAAATGCTTTCTTTAAAACTAACTTCTTAACTCAGTGGACAGGAGCAGTACAAGTAGCATCCTTCACAACTGGTAAACGTTTAATCAGAGAGAATATACAGAAACTTCATGATGATGTTCAAGGTACTGCTAAGTTAAGTAATAGTAAAAGAGAATATTTAACTAAACAACTTTGGGAATTGGGTATTGATGAAAAAGAGGGAATGAAATGGTATAAAAATTCATTAACACCAGATGGTACATTTGATGAAGGCGTAGCTAAAGGAGCTGCTTTTTATATGAATAGTTATTTGAGAGGAGCTGGCAGATTTACTAAAGAGATTATTTTGAATCCCTCCACAGCAGAGGCGAACAGACCTTTGTGGTTCTCACATCCAGCCGGACAAATATTTTCACAGTTTGCAGGTTACCCAACTGTATTTAATAACACGATTCTTAAACGCTGGATCAATGAAGGAGCTTTTGAACATAAATTACAAACATCACCTAAGATTATTGGTACTGCTTTAGCTATGACGGCTGTGGCAACTTTTACCAATGCAATGAGGAGTCAGGGCAGGAGTTTAGAACGAGAGGATGGTCGTGTTATAACTGAAGCTGTACAAAGATGGGGAGGTTTAGGTCCCTTTGATTACGTTGAAAGATTTATTAGAAACAAAGAATATGGTAGTGGACAAGTCGGAGCAATGGTTAAAACTCCCTTCGGTCCAGTAGCTCAAGATGTGGTAGATGCTATTCTTTATCGAAAAGGATTTACTGAAATTGGTGCTACAAATTTACCTTTTTATAGTGCCTATCCTTATGAATGGAGAGAAGCAATAAGAAAATTTGCTAGAGGTTCTAAAGATAAGAAACCTAAAAAAGTTACACAGGCTTTTTATGCAAAAGGTGGTGAAGTTCATAATGTACCTAATGTACCTGTTGAACCTGATGAACGTATAGATCGTATGACTGGTAGACCTTATACTGAACAAGGAGGAATATTAGCCCAAGATGAAGAAGAAAGATTAGGTTTTATTTTTGGTGGAGTTGCCAGTCGTTTAGCTCGTTTTGCACCTACTAAGTCACTAAAAAAACTTTTACTCGGTTTAGATAGAGAACCAGAACTGGATGAACTCACGCAACACTTAACTCAAGATGTGAGAAGGGATACACCAGTTCTCCAATCTGAAGATACAGTTAGTATTTATACACCTAAAGAAGCTAAGAAGTTTGCTGACGACTCGGCTTACTTTGATGAAGACGATGTGCTACGTTATTCGTATAGTAATAAAATTTCTGATCTGGAAGAAGAGTTAAGATATTCCACTATGGTTGGAGCACACGTGGGCGATGAAAGTATGCTGGTAGGGAAAACTTTTAGAGAGGGTGTTGAATCTTATGTAGATAAGGAAAAAGGATTTATTCCAGAAATAAGTGATATAATAAGAAGAGATCAACAAGAAATTAGCTCAAGAATAGCAGGTCAGCCGGGTACTGAAGAACTACTAACAAGAGTAGGGAACAGAATAGAAGCAGATTTTATTGAAGGCATAGCTCAACATCTGGACCCACTTCTAGAACGAGCAGAACTTCAGCATTATCAGCATAGTCTTATGCGGGATTACAATTTCAAAAACTACAAAAGTACAGTTAGTAAAGTAGGTTTAAAAATCAGCAAAGAATTATCTGAAAAAGATAAGAAACAAATACTACGGCTAAATAAAAGAATAAACCATATTCGTGGAGACATAAGAGAGATGAATGAGTTGAAAGGGAAGAGTAGATTTCCTTTGAATAAAGAAAGGTTAGATGATATGCTCAGTCGACAAAAATCTGATTTAGACTACGCAGTAAGAGAACGTACTTCCATAATTAGACCTTATCTACGAGCAGAAACAGTTGACCTCACCGGAGATATCACAAGAGCTCCAAAGACTAATGTACACACAGGTAAAGTGAGACTGGTTAATCCTTTAAATCTAGGTCCAATAAAAGAAGGCGAGTTACTAGGTGCAGAGTTTGTTCGTTCTCTCAACCCAAATGTTACAAGACGTAACAATATTATAGAAAACTCATTACTCCCCAACAAGACTGCTTCAAGAATAGTCTCTGATCTTCTTGATGAGTATGATGAGACTGAATTTCTTATTAGGCAAGGAAAAGCTACTGAAGCTAACCAACACCTATTCAATATCCAACAAAGTATTAAAGCAAGAAACGCTTTAAAGGAATTAGGTTACGATGGTATCAGGTATACGACTGCCGGAAGTACTAGACCTAACTATGTCCTCTTCAACAATAACCAATTTAGAACAACAAAGACTGGTAAATACCTAGAAGAAAAAGGCGAGATGACTCGTTATAAGCCAATAACTGAAAAAGAAGCTAGACTAGGAAGAGGCACAGAGTCTTTCGATGAGTGGTACGAAAGAAACCTCGAAGAATTAGAGATAATGGCAAGAGAGGAAGGGTATTATGAGGGCGATTTAACTGATTTGGATATATATGCTGAAGCCAAGTGGGATGAAGGTTGGGGAAGGTTTACTGAATGGACTCAAGGAGCACCACTAGGTTTGTATTCAAAATCGTTTGAAGCTCTGCAGAACTTGCCAAAGAATAGTAAAATCTTTATAAAGAATAAAGAAGGTATTCCAGTATTAACTGTAGAGAGAATGGAAAAACAATTAGGCAAGGCAGGTCTAAAGAAAGCTGAGATTGAGGGTGTTAAAGATTATCTGGCAGCAGATACACTTCCTAAAAAGGCAGAAAAAATTCAAAACGAGATTAAGATTTTAGATGAAATGTATCAATTGAGTGATGAATATAATTATGCACCACGAGAAGAACGTAGATTAGGTGAAGTTTTAGAGAGAGAATATAGGGCTTTAGTACCTGCGTTTAAAGAAATTATACGAACAACTAAAGGTGCAGAGGACTTACCTTCTGTTTATGAAAGTATAGAAACTATTACCTTTGGTGATAGGCTTGGAACAGGAGCAAAGCAATTTGAGAAACTAAGATTACTAAAAGTAAAAGAAAATATACAAGTATTGGACCAAATAAAAACAGCACCTAAACCAGAGTTCACTAAAGAACAAATCGTAGCAGCATCACAAGGAGTCTTTAATAAGCTAAAAGATATTAAAGTACAACACATAAACAGAGCAAATGCACTAAGAGAGCAAGGTGCTGGTGAAGAAGCTATCTTAGGTGGAGTCTCTGCAGATATAGCAGACTATGATGTGGTTAGAATCTATTTAAATGATGCAGAGTTATGGAAGCAATCTAGAGGTGTGTCGGAGATGCCGATGACACATTTTGGTGCAAAGACAATCGGTTGGACCAGAGCAACTAAACGAAAGAAAGGTGATACTGAGAAAGAGGGCTATGTCAAGTTCATAGATGAACTGCAACGTGATGGCACAGATAGATTGATTAAAGAACCTTTTAAATCCAACGATTATCGTATGGCTTTACTGGCTCGGTTGAGACATGAAGCTAACGATCCCTCCATAGATGAAGTAGCTCTTAATCATATGGACCTTGTTAATACAATGGGAGGGATTCATGTGCCTCAAGCATCGTTAACACAGTGGTATCATCCAACCAAAGGACAGTTTGTAGCTGATATGAGAGATGTTGCCAAAGAGTTTGGTGGTAAGGTACAATACAAAACGTATCCTTTCCTCCCTACAAAAGATGCTCCTGCTTTTGTCTATAAGAACACTGGACCTGTTGAAGAATATATGATACCCGGTTTGGATGATGCTATTACAGAGTGGGAAAGGAAGTTAGCTGGCTTGATGGCAAGACAAAATAAATTGCAGGAAACTGCCCCACGTGGAAGTACTCCAAACAAGCTTGAAGAAGCTATCAAAGATTCAGAAGATGGTCGCAGAACTTTACAAAGACTACAAAAGGTACGTAAAGAGCTTAAGATTTCTAGAAATGATTTAGATGCAAGAATAAAACAACAAGCAGGTTTTCTTGAAGGTACTACACGCTCGGAAAGAGCTACTAGAAGAAGAGATCGTGATTTAGCTGATACTATTGTACCTTATGTAGAACGTGATAAAAGAGAATTAGAAATTCTAGTAAACGCTAAAAAAGAATTTGGTGATGATTATCATTTACTTAACCTAACTAGAGAAGAAGTAAGATTTTTATCTGATCTCATAAACTTTGGAGAAACACCTTCTGGCTTGTGGCAACCATTAAGTCCACCTACAACTCAAAAAAATATAGATGATATTATGGATTGGTTTGATTTCTTAGAATCAACAGGTGCAGAAGCCTATGAAGTACCTTATATAACTTTAACTGATGAACTACGAAGAAACTTATTAACTAAACCAGCTCGTTTATTTAAGAAAGAAGGTGGACTAGTAGGACAGATGGATAGGTTAGGCTTTGCTGAAGGAACTAGTTCAGCAGAAGAAGATAATGTTTTAGATAAGTTTCTTGCTACCATAAAACGATCACTGGATAAAGGTAAAGAGTTCACACAAACTACTAAAGATATACTATCAAGTACAGATTTTAGATTATATTCAGATGCTGTTATAAAAAGAAAAAAAGAAACTATTACAGAAGATTGGTTTACTAAAGAAGAGCTTGAATCAATACAGGATGACGTAGCATCCCTATTTGGACCAGACAGATATCGAAGTTCTTTTGCCACCCGAAGTAAAAACATAGACCCAAGTGCTAATACAATTAGTATACCTCATAAGTGGCTGTATCAGAGCGAAGGAACTCTTCCTGTGTATCAAGTTCTTGGAACAAGCATTATAAAAATAGCACACAAAAAACCTTATAACTCTGCAAATATAGAAGTTTATGATGAATATGATTTTAATTATAGGCAGGGTGGCAGGGATAATTTTTTAAAACAAGGGATAAATTTATTAAAAAGTATGTTTACTGGAGATTACAGAGCTGTAGAACGAAGAGCAATGAGACTAGCTGAAAAATATGGTGCTTATGTATTACCTGATGAGGAGACTGCAAAGAAAGAAAATCGAAAAGCTAACTATGTTCCTATAAAAATAAATATTCCTGTGTCGGACATTATGGACGAAGACACTTGGAAGTCTTATCAATCTAAAATTACATACAATGATTAAAGACCAAGATAGAGAAGACTTTGACAAAGGTGGTGAATGATCTATCAAACCTTCTTAGACCATCTTAAACTCAGGGAAGGCTATAGGGAAGAGGTCTATTTAGATACACTAGGCAATCCTACCTGTGGTGTTGGACACGTACTAAGCTCTGCAGAGAATGATCAGTATGCTGTAGGTGAGGTCATTGAAGCAGACATACTAGATACTTGGCTATCAAAGGATGCTGAAAAAGCATGGTACTCAGCAGCCCAACAACTCCATGACTTAGGTATAAATAATCTGGATTTCTTATTGGCTTTAGGCTCAGTGAATTTTCAACTTGGTACAAATTGGCAGCATAAGTTTCCTTCAGCTTATAAAGCTTTGAAAGCTAGGGATTATGAGGAAGCCATCAACCAAATTTCTACAGGTTCTGGTACAAATGGACAATCTAAATGGAAGGAACAGACACCAGTAAGGGTGGAAGATTTTGTTAAGGCTATCGAGACCTTGACAAATTAGTAAGAGGTACTATAATGGTACTATATACAGAGAAACAACTTGAAGATGCGTACCGAAAGTATTGTTATTATCAGATAAAAAAAGATTTTTCTTTTATGCAGTTGGAAGACTTTAGAATAATGTTTGAAGATATGATGTTAGTAATATACACAGAAGAAGAAGAGTAAACAATGTCTTTTCCTTTTGAAATAATAACCATGTTAGGCTCAACTCTGATATCAGGGTTTATGAGCATGTGGTCGCAGTCATTAAAGGCTAGACAACTACAGCAACAGTTGTTATTGGCAAGAGCAGATATTCAACACAAAGCTTTTAAAGCTGCGAGAGAATATGAGAACACAGGCTTTCAATGGACTAGAAGAATTATAGCTTTAACTGCTATTTTTGCTATTGTATTATTACCTAAAGTTGTAGTAATATTCTATCCAGACATTGAAGTTACTGTAGGTTACCTTCAATTCAAACCCGGATTTTTATTTGTGGCTGAGAAAGAAGTATTGAAATGGATTTCTTTTACAGGCTTGGTGATAACACCACTGGATACTAATTTAGTAGCAGCTATAGTGGGTATGTATTTTGGAGGCAGTTTAGTTAGAAGATAGGAAAAACTATGGATAATTTAATAGGATTGATAATCATTTTGGCTTTAGTAGGATTTATAATCTATACTAAAAAGCCAGAGTGGTTTAACAAGATTTTAGGCTTTTTTAAGAAGTCTAAATAGAGCCTGTTTAAGGCTCAAAAACTGCTAGGCATACACAGGTACGTCTAGCTTTATAAAGTTCTCTTAGAACGGCTCTATGAGCGTCTAAGAGGTATTAATAACTCGCTTATAATTAAGGAGAAAAGAAATGGTTATAAAACATAACTTGGTGGATTTTTATTCACCCTCATTTGCATCTATGTTCGTTGGATTTGATAGGTTGTTCGACAGCTTATCAAGGGCTACTGAAGTATCAGTACCTACCTATCCACCTACCAATGTGAGTAGAGATGGAGAGAACTACACTATCGAAATGGCTCTAGCAGGGCTTGACGATAACGACATAGACGTTGAAGTACAAGAAAATACTTTAACAATAATGCACGAATCGTCTGAAAAAAAGGAGGAAGGCAAACTCTTCAAAGGAATTGCCCAACGCTCTTTCAGACGACAATTTAAGTTGGCTGATGACATAGAAGTTGTTGGTGCAAGTTTGAAGAATGGTCTTCTATGTATTAACTTAACTAGGTTTATTCCAGATGAGAAGAAGCCTAAAAAAATTAAGATTGAATCGTAGATGAAATCAGTTCAGACATGGCTGGTAAATGGTATAACGGAAGAACGGAAATTAAAGAAAAGAAAAAAGGAGAGAGAGATCGAATTAGTCGTGCTCGTAGGCACAGGATTATTATGCGTGTCCTCTTTATTTATCTCATTATTGACATACTCGTAGATTTTAAATTAATTTAGTGGAATCACAATGGAGAAGTGTAGGATAACTACGTCTAAAAATTGCGAACCTTGTTATCAGGGAAAGTTTTGGGAGCACACCACAAAAACTTTCAAAACTTGGAAAGAGTTACAACAAGGTAAAGAGTAACTACTGTATTCGAGCATTAAGATTTGCTTCAATAAGATTGTGTATCTTATCAAATTCTACTTGAGCTAATTTTATTGTAGTCTTTAAAGTATTAAAAATAACAGGATTAAATTTTTCTTCTAATTGATCTATATCACTGACGCTTCGTTCAGTAATAACTTTTCCTTTCGTATCAATCAATAATTTATAGCTTACTAAAACGGCTTCATTCTTTTTCATTTTGAATTTCTGTAAAGGTTAGACTTCCGTGATCTCCTCTCAAGCCAGCTTTCATATACGCTGTAGCTCTCCCTTCAAAAAAGTTTTGGTGTTCAACTCCGATTACTTCATCAAGCCAATCCAAAGGATTGTTTTGTTGGTCATAGTTTGTTCTAAGACCAAGCTGTAGTAATCTCCTGTCAGCTATGTATCTGTTATAAGCATACATATCTTTTTTAGTTAGACCTTCAATGTTGCCCATAGCAAACACAAGGTCAAGGAACTTATCTTCTAATTTAACCATCTTCCGACAGATAGCATAAAGTTCCTTCTTAAACTTATCTGTCCATATATCCAAGTTCTCTTTAATAAAATCCCTGAATAGCTTTGTCATTGCCTCAACATGTAATGATTCATCACGTATGGAGTACGTAACTATCTGCCCCATACCTTTCATCTTGCCAAATCTAGGAAAGTTTAACAGGATTGCAAAGCTACTAAAGAGTTGCAGTCCTTCGGTGAAGGCTGAATAGACTGCTAAAGTCTTAGCAATAGCTTGTTTGTTCTTACGAGTAGGCTTAAAGTCTTTGATGTAATCATGCTTGTTTGCCATCTCTTCATACTCTGAGAAAGCTTTGTATTCAGTTTCCGGCATACCTACTGTATCCAACAACAAACTGTAAGCATGTTGATGTATGGATTCCATGTTAACAAATGCACCCATCATCATCCGAGCTTCAGGCTTTTTAAATATGGGCATAAATTTATCTACATAACCTGCACCGACATCTACATCTGACTGTGTGAATAGCCTAAATATTTGAGTCAACAAATTCTTTTCAGAGTCTGATAAGTCTTGCCAATCTTTGATATCTGTATGCAGAGGCACAGATTCAGGTAGCCAATGCATTTGGTTTTGCTGTACATAATAATCGAACATCCATTGATGATCGAAAGGTTTGTAATAGTCTCTATTTTTTAATAAGCTCATTTGTTTTCCTCCACTAATGAAGTTTTCATTGATGGTCCAACCATTCTAACCTTTGGTGTCCATTTATATTTCTTAGTCCGATCATAGTTAAAAGGTTTTGCCACTACAAAAGGATTATGTCTTTTACCTACCCAAGTAAAGAAGAAACATACCTGTATTGGATCAACATAATTTATCCAAACTTCAATAGCTAATCCATTACTTTCATGTGGATACATTCCTCTAGGAGAATACTCTTCACAATATTTTTCAATTTGTTCTTCATTCTCAGCAGCTAAGTAGTGCCAATTACCTAAGTAATCTTTGGCTTTAGCAAAAGCATATGTGCCTTTGATTTCACTGTAAAGTTTTTCTTTAATCTGAGACATTTAAAAATTATCCAACAAACACTTCAGTTTCTCTTCAGCAGTAGCTAGTTGCGTCATTAGTATATCCATTGACTCTATAATATGTGGGTGTTCTGCTACACCAACACTAGACTCAAAATAAACTTCAAGTTCTGCTTTAGCTATTGCTATATCTGCTTCATACTTTCTTTTTAAAGCATCAACTCTATTTTCTTTTCTTAGTTCTTCACTCATTATTTTCTCCTTCTTCAGCAGGTTTCATTACAAACATTAATTTTTGCATAACCTCTTTATCAATTACACAAACATTGTCTAGATTTGTAGTAACAAATACTTCTTTCTTCGTAAAATCAGAAAACAATAGAAGTATAACTACAATTAATCCAAGACTAATACCGATTGTAAAACCTATTAAATTATTTTTCATTCTTTTCTCCTTCTTGTGGTTCTGTATCCCATACATTTAAATTAGCTGCCACAGTTCTTCTCTCTCCTTTACCAAAGAAAGGATAGACCATGTGTTGCATCCATGATGGGAACATTAGTTGTCTACCCACTATTGGTTTTATTGAAGCTGATTGTGGTGGTCTTAATCTTTTAGTATTCATTATCTCATTACGACCATAAGTGAAAGCTAAGAAGCCATCACAAGCTCCTGAAGCTCCATATAATGAATACAGTCCTTCGTTACTTTGCTCATGTTCACCTAACTTACCAATCTGTTTAGGTACTTTAGTCCATGTCGTGGTAGATATACCAGTAAGGGTCTTAGTACCATGATCGTGTATAGGATTGTAATCCCCTTCATAACTGTGAACTGACCATAGCTCGTCTATATCTACTGCTTTATTGTTAAAGTAATGTCCTGTTACATCGCCAAAAGCTTGTAAATAAAACACTCCCATAGCTGTAATAAATTCATAGTAGTCTTTTAATTTTTCATCTGTATGATCCATCAATAGCTGTTCGCCTTGATGTATCTGTCCAACCAAAGTATGTGAAAGAGATTTTCTATCTTTATCTTTTTTATAAACATCTAGATAAGTATTCAAATCTTTTATTAGCTTCTTAGGTAATTGACATTCCATCATAAGTACAGCAGGTAAATTATGTACCTGTAAGTTTACTTCTTCTGCATTAAATTCCATATCAACCTTCACAACTTAAACATTCAACATCTTCTAACTTAACTCTAGGTATTTTTATATTTACATTCTCAGCAGACCTAGCCGCATTCGATCTAAAGTAATACAAAGATTTAAGTTTATGCATAGCATACCAATGCACATCATTAACATACTGTAGGTAATCATCATGCACTTCCTGTGGCTCGGTAGCTTTAGGCATGTTAAAGAATAGATTAACACTTTGACTCTGACAAATATATTCCTGTCGCATGTGTGCGTGTTCTACTAGATATATCTGATTAATCTCTGGAGCAGTTTTAAATATCTCCTTCTCGTCTTCGTCTAATATATCCAAGTGTTGTACAGAACCATTAGTTCCTGTTATATCTTTCCATACCTTTTCTCTTTCCTCTACGTTAAGTCCTTTCTTCTTTAGTAGCTTATCTAAATATTTGTTTCTGACTTGATAGCTGCCTGAGAGCGTCTTGTGCGTAAACGAGTTAGCACGAAATGGTTCAATACTAGGGGAAGTTCCACCACATATAATACTAGAACTGGCATTAGGAGCGATAGCCAACAAATGAGCATTACGCTGATTGCTGCCATGTACATCAGGAGCTTCGCCACGCTCTTCAGCAAGTCTCTTGGTAGCTTCCACAGCTTTTCTTTTGATGTACGAAAACATGACATGGTTATTACTAGTTGACTGTAAACCTTGAAACGGAAGCCCTTTACTTTGGAGATAAGCATGAAAGCCCATCGCTCCAAGCCCCAACGACCTCTCTCGGTAAGCCGAATAAGCAGCTTTGACCATTCCTTCTTTTTCTTTTTTAACATAATTTTTAAACCTCTTAAAGTTTGCATTGTATCCACCTAGTCCTGAAGTATCTACAATCGCTTCGATAAAATGTTCTAACACATTATCAAGCATAGTTATTAAATCATCTATGAATTGTTCCTTCTTCTTCCACTTATCAAAATGTTCTAAGTTGACACTAGATAAACAACACACAGCAGTTCGTTCTTCATTAGTAGGTAGTACTATCTCGGAACATAAATTACTTTGATTAATTTTTAAACCTAAATCTTTTTGTCCTTGTGGTAATTCTTCATTACAACGATCAATGTTAATTAGATAAGGTTCACCTGTCTCTGCTCTGGCATTTAATATCTGCCACCACAATGCTCTAGCACTGACTATCTTAACAGCTTCACCAGATTTAGGATCAATCAATCTCCATTCTGCATCTTCACGCACAGCTTTTAAAAATTCATCAGTTATATTAACTGCGTTGTGAATATTGAGACACTTCCTATTTATATCCCCACCGGATTCCTTACGCATGTTTATAAATTCTTCAATCTCTGGATGTGATATATCTGAATAGGCTGCATAGCTTCCTCGTCTGGTAACACCTTGATTGAAGGCAAGCATTTCAGAGTCTACTACGTGCATGAATGGAATTGATCCAGTAGAACGAGAACCATGCCTAGTTGCAATCCCATTACTCCTAACATCTCCCCAATATCCACCGATACCTCCACCCGAACTCGCCAACCATATATTCTCATCATAATGATCAGAGAGACCACGCCTACTATCAGGTACGTAATTGAGAAAGCAGCTAATAGGTAAACCACGAGTCGTTCCTCCGTTAGAAAGTATAGGAGTACTAAACATAAACCAACAATCGGAACTGTACGTATAAAGTCTTTGGGCAAGAGCGAAGTCAGTCCTACCTTTATAAGTTGCACCAAATATACTAGCCCTTGCAAAAGCTTCTTGAGCATAAGTTTCTTCCTCCCATAAATATCTATCTTTTAATGTATCCAAACTAAATTTATCCAGCTTGGATTCCTTATTATAATCTACTTCTATTCCTAAATAATCAGTCATTGGTAAATAATCCTTTATTTGTTTTAGATTGGTGACTTGTTGAAAGTAAGATTATAGCATAATGTATAATTTTTAGCAAGTCCTGATAATCTTTTCCATTCTTTTTTCCGTATCTCATAGCATACTTCATAATATTTCCCATACAAAAACCTTCTCCATGTCCTGCGTCAACAATCATATCTGTAGCCTGATACTTTCCATCCGCATAATGTTGTTCATATGTTTTATTTATATGTCTATGAACTAATAATAGTATTTCTTCTTCATTAAATTTATATTCCATAACTCTCCTCAGTGTATTTGTGTTCCTCTCGGAATCCCTGTTAATCTAAATTCTATTTCATAGTCAATTAATTCTTGTAGACGCATGATTAAGTCCATATCTATATCTTCTAACTGACCACCTCTATTGATCAAGCCACCAATTAATAATAGTAAGTCTTCTAAAGTAGCTTCTTGGAAAGGAATCTCAGGCATTTGAATTTATTAAATTTTCTAATTTTAAGTTAATATCTTTTTTTAATTTTTTCTCTATCCATTTATGATTCATAAAAGAAAGGTGAATTGTTCCTCTACTAACATAATATTTATCATCAGGTAGAGCTTGATCTAAAAGTTCAGGTGTAATTTTTTGATCTTTAGTTAATAAACTATTAATCCATTCAAGCTGAAGTTCTAATGTTCGTCTTCTAATTAATTTACTTTTCTTCCCATTCATCTGTAATCTCTTGTACTCTAGGTTCAACTGCTACTTCTGTAAAGAAGGCAGGTCCTCTAGCGTAATCAAATATTCGTAGTCCTAATCCATTGTTGGAATCTTTATGACATTCAATCTTATGTGGACACCACACACACTCTCTTGGAAGTTTAAAATTACCATGAGTTCCGTCTGCTATCGGTTGATAACATAACGGAGGTGGTTCAGGCTTTTTTAATTGGGTCTTCCTTGTATTAATCTTAGTCTTTATATCAGGCTTGTCAAGTTCATCTGGTTGAAAGAACCATAATTCTCCAGTTTCTTTATTGATAACTAGGAAACCTCCCTTGTTTGTACCTTCAGCAGTTTCATAACCTGCTAATTGTGACATGTATCCAAAACTATCATAGTCTGGAAGTGTACCATTCTTAAATTTGTTGAATGAAAAACCTGATGTTGATTTAATATCAACCACTTCACCATCTATCTTACAATCAATATGTCCTTTAATACCATTCACTTCTACTTCTTTCTGCTGATCAGTTAGTTTATGTCCTGATAATTTAACAAAGAACACAACCAGTGCCTCTAGTAAATGACCATACAAGAACTTAATGAGTAGTGTAGCCTGTAAATCTTTAGCTTTTATCTTTGAATTTCTATCATACCAAAGCTGACGAGCAGGTTTACCTATGTTAGACATACGCAAAGTCGGTTTGTCTTTTGGTTGTGCTGTTGCCCAACCTCGAATAGCATCTTTCATATCCTCACCAAACTGATCTATATCTTCATCAGATAGTTTAAGACCATCTCCTTTTGACAGAGGTTTAAGTGCTTTGTATATATCTTGTACTATATTTTCTAATTTCTTTTTCATTTTTTAGGTCTCCCCTTTACTCCATGATCCGCAAATTTTAGTTCTCTGGTATCTGGATTAAACATTAAAAACTTTACACCTAGTTTTTCTTGTTGTTTTGTTCTTCCTTTTTTAAACATAACTTTCTTACCTGTTCTATTTCTATGATCAGGTTGTGCTGTCTTAACATCAATAAGAAGTAGATTTCCTTTCTTATCCATTGCTATCATATCTATAGGACCAGTACATCCTGAATTTTGAAAGACTTCATAACCACTATCCCATAACCAAGTGACTGCATAGTATTCTGCAAAGTCTCCTTTTCTGTTTGTATTAAGACCATCACTATCTTGTTCATTTATATCTTCTTCAATCTCGAAATCATCAGATAAAACGAGTTGTTTAATGAGTTTCACTCCAATTCCCTCCTATTTTATATTCACCTGTTAAAGGACAACGCATGTTATAATACTCTCCTGCCTTTTCAATACAGCCTACAGCTAACTCTCCTACGAAGTCTACGATATCTTCTCTAACTTCCATTTGCCATTCGTCATGTATGTTAGCAACAAACTTAGCATCTAAAGCTTGTAGTTTTATTAAAGCCTGTAACATAATCAATGCTCTCTTCATAACTATAGCTCCACCACCTTGAAGTAAACTATTTAAAGCTGCGTAATCATTTCTAATAAATATCTTACGACCATCTAATCCCTTGAGGTAGCCTCGCTTCGCTGCTTTTCCAACTCTGTTCTTAAGTTTTTTAAATGCTGGGAGATTATCTAAGAAATGTTCTCTAATTCTTCTAGCATCTTTAGTGCTGCCACCGAGTATAGATGAAAGTTTCTGATCTCCTGCACCATAACATAGGGCATAAATAAAAGTCTTGGCTTTATCTCTTGATTTCAAACCTGCAAGTTTTTGATTAGCTGTGTGAATGTCTCCTTCTGTAACCTCCTTTGTGTACTCCTTGTTGTCCATGTAATGTGCTAACATGCGTAGTTCTAATCCACTAGCATCAACACCTACTAATTTATAACCATCTTTAACAATCCAACAGGCTCTACATTCTTTACCATATTCACTAGTTGAACTAGGAACTTGAGCCATGTTAGGTGCTCGATGTGACATTCTTCCTGTTATAGTACCAGTGGGTATAACAAAACCATGTACTCTGGAATCATCATCAACTGCTGTGATCCATGAATCAATCTGTGCTATTCTCTTTTGTAGCAGAAGAAACTCTGCTATTAAACTAGCTTCAGGTATATTTTTTACTTTAGCTAAAGAAGATTCATCCACAACTGGTTGACCTGTAGGTGTAAAACGATTTGGTTTCCATCCAAAGTCTGTAAGATATTCTCCTATTTGTTTACGAGAACCTAGATTAAACTCTTGTAACTTTTGTCTCATAAAGGGTTTGTATTCTGCTAACCAATCCATTTTAATATGGTCATCATATTCTTCTTTGGTTAAACCTTGTTTGGATAAAGTACCATCTTTTTTAAGTTTAGGTATTACTAATTTTATATCTACCATCTTAGGTTTAAATACCTTTTGAACTTCCTCTCGTACTTCAAACATTCTTTCTTTAAGAGAAGCCACTAGTAAAAGTGCTTCCTTCTCATTGAAAAGAAAACCAGTATCTTCCTGTTCTTTTAACACCAAAGTTACTGCATGTTCTAGTTTTAAGGATTCTTCATCAAAGTCTTCACCCTCTTCCAGTAGATATTGATATGTCTTTTCATTTATAAGTACATCAGTTTTACAACGTTCTAGCATTTCTTTAGAAAAACGATCCCATTCATCGTGGTCTTTCTTAAGAATATTAACTCTGTATCCCCACGTTTTTAAACCATGTCCATTCTCACGCACAGGATTAAATAAACGAGACATAACTAATGTATCTTTTATTACCTTTGTTTTTGATAAATCAATACCATGTAGTTTACTGATAACAGGAATGTCAAAGCCTAGAATGTTATGACCTATCAACGAATCTGCTTTGTTTAAATAATCTATGCCTTCTTTTATTTTGTTAGGTCCGAAGGAAACAACAGCTTCACCTAAAGGTTTAGCTGCAATACACCATATCTTATCCGGTTTTAAACCATTAGTTTCAATATCAATTACAATTTCTTTCATACTCCCTCCTAAAATGGTACATCATCTAAAGTTTCTTCATCTGTAATTTCACTCATACGCCCTGTTTCTGGATCATAAAGTAGACTACAAGCCAAACCTGTATCACCTGTGTACCTAGATTTAAGAACTCTTACTTTAGTTGTGTTAGCTTCTTCAGGGTCTTCAGCTTGTTGGTTTCTTTCTAAGGCTATTACACAATCACTTAGTTGACTTATTCCTTGAGAGCCCTTGAGGTGGGATAACGAAACTACGATACCTTGTTCGTGTCCTTTTTCACCTGCTGCTCTTCTAAGATGTGATACTAAAAACATACCAACACCTGTCTCTTCAACCAAAGAACGTAAACGATTCATCAGATTATCAATACCTCTACGTTCATCACCTTCGGTCAATTGACTTACCAGCATGTGTAAATGATCTATAACTATCCAACTACATTCACAACCTATAATCATGTATCTAAGTTTAGAAAATATTTCATCTATATCATTGCTGCCTAAGTGAGCATGAATAAAGACCTTATCTTTTTTAATAATCTTATCAAAAAATTCAGTAAGTTCTTCTTCAGTATACTTATTTCTTTTCTCTTCTAAGTAGATACGATCATTAGCTTCTATAGCTACAATACCATCAGCAGTTCTCAACCAATTCTCTTCAAGAGCTATGATACCTACATTATCTTCTGTATTTTTAATAAGATAATGAATAAGTTCTCTAGTAAAACTAGACTTACCTAAACCAGTTCCTCCTGTGAGAGTAACCAATTCATTCTTTCTCATACCGAAAAGTTTTTTGTTTAAACCTTCGTAAGGATACGCTATGCTTTTTTTAATTTCCCTGTGAAGCCATTTATCTTTAGCACTTGATAACTCCATAATTCCTGATGGAGTATATGTCTTGGCATCCCACCATGCTCTAGTAAACTGAGCATACTGCCCTTTTTCAAGCATGATGTTAGCATCTTTAAAACCAGTAGGCAAAGAAACTATTCTAGCTTTTCCCGGTTTTATAATACGTGCAACTTTTCTAGCTGCTTCTCGACCTGCCTTGTCGTTGTCAAAACAAATGATTACATTATCAAATGCTTCTACAAATTCAATACTGTCTCGTATATCTCTAACAGCACCTGCTGCACCACGTTTTATAGAAACTGATGCCCACTTCTTATCAAACATTTCATAAACTGCCATTGCATCACATTCGCCTTCGGTTATGGTAAGATACTTCCCACCTTTACCAAAGAGTTGTTCACCGAACAGTCCTGTACCTTCATAACCTCCGTCAACAACGAAACCTTTGGTACTTATAGTTCTGGTTTTAGTTGATACAATCTCGTTACTATTATAGTAAGGATAGACATGCTTTATTATTTCGCCTTCTCTATTATAAACAACTCTTACACCATACTTTCTGGCAACGTCTTCGCTTATATTGCGATCTGTTAAAGCTCCAAAAGTTCCTGTGTACGAATTTAAAAATGTATTCGGTTCTTTATACGCATTCATATTTACTATGTTCCCATCCAAAGCTGCTTGATAGTTTCCCCAATGTGCGTCACAACTAAAGCAATGACCAGAGCCATCTTTATTTGTTGAGACAGGATCACTACCACCGCATTTCGGACAGGGTAGATTGTGTTTATCCCAATTACTTCTATCCATATTTCCCTCTAGAAATAGAGGGCAGACTACTCCACCCTCTAGTTAATGATATTACTCTTCAGTTTCAGCTTCGTCAGCTTCTTCTGTGGGAGTATCTTCGCCTTCATTATTAACAATGTCCACGATTCTATTAGAAAAGAAGTTAATACCTGCTTGTAACTCTTCCAAGTCCAAGACAAGATTAGCTTTCTTCTGATTCAATCGTTGTAATCTACCAAAGATTCCTTGTCCTTCTTCAGGTAGGTCTTCAATATTTATTTGCACATCATTAATCGTGATAAAAGGTTTCTGTTCTACAGCTTCATCAACCATTAGAACTCCTCCCCATCTAGTAATTCAGCACCATCTTCTGAACGATACTCAATAAGATCAAGGACTTGTATAGCTTGTAAATCCAAGCCTTTATAGTCTCCAAACTTATTAGTACCTTCGTACTCATTGTACTGAACTCTAATTTTAGAGCCGTTACCAACAGCATAGTTAACTTCCTGCTTGTCAGCATCTAATAATCTAGGTGCGACACGAACCATTCCATTAGGTCCATTAACTTTACGTTTGATAATTATAGATGGACCTTCATCCATCTGTTTGATCTTGTGTCCTCGTGACGCAAAATCATTTGCAGTATCTTCATCAACCACAAGATTGACTGTATATACTGGTTCAAACCTTGTATTAGGTGTTTTAATACTCGCCCAATACGCAGTTCCTTCTACTACTGCCATAATATTTCTCCTTTAAAACAGTATTTATAAAACCATAGCCAGTTGGGGCTATGAGCCAGTTGCCCCATCACCTCAGTAAACTGAATTAAGTAGCCCTTGAGGGATGGAGATAGAGGGCATAACTACTTAATGACTCAAGGAAATTGCCTTTAATATCAAGGTCATATCTTTGAGTCCAAGCAGTATACCACACTTTATCCTAGATTGCAAGCAAATTCTCAAGAAATTCTTGCATTCCAGATTGTTCGGTTCTCAAAACAGTCACAGTATATCTAGGACTGTTAGGAGTATGTAATACATCATGAGTATCTTTATTGCTATAGATAGTTTCATAGTTATCAGTAACAAACTGTTCCCATAATTTGTATTGTTTTTTAGTCAGAGGAAATCTCCTCTTCCTTTCCATAGCTATTGTGCTTTCAAAGTTATTTGTCATTTCTAATCCTATATCTATAAGTTTCACTATCCCATTGTAAATTAAGCAGTTCTATTAACTCATACTTAACTTTTTGTAATTTACTAATATCACTTAACCATAAGTCCTGACATTCCATAATGGTATCTGCCATATTATCTATGTCATGTACTCTTTTAATAAAATTATTAGTTTCTTCTGGTGTAAGTTCTATAGTTGTTTTATTTTTTAAATGTTTTGTTTTCATTATACTTCCTCTATGGTTTGAATTTCTGAATCTTCTGGCTCGTTATCGGGTGTAAAGTAATCACTAAGATTAAAGTTGTATTCACCAGATTCAAATATTTCTCTGGCTTCATCTTCACTTGAAGCGACAACAGTATAAGATTCTAGTTGCACACCTTCTCGGTGAATTTCTATCTCCCATTCTTTCGCATCATCTAGACCATGCCACTTCTCAACTCTTTCAAATCTAAAGTTCCTGTCCTCTTTCTTATTAGTATCGTAGCCTGTAAAGCCTGTGAAATCCGAATAGAATTTCGCTGGTGTTACAGTTCTACTTGTAACAATACCACCATCAGCTTTGTATTCAAATAAAACTTGAATACCTTTTGTGATACTTTCAATCACATCGTTTCTCATATGTACTATATCAGTCATATCTTTTCTCCTCTTTGTTTAAATTTATATAGCCTTCCTAGCCTGTTCCTTTTCCAAATCTCTATCGTTCCATCTTTGAAATGATAAGTTATTTTCCCACTAGAACCCTCAACAGCAGAGACTTTATTCTTTTCTATCTCTTGTCGGTACATTTCATGTGCGTCATACTCAGTCATAGCCCTCTCCTATAAAAAATAAATAAGCAAGCCAACTATTGCAACGAATAGTAGATTGACTGTTATTAAAATTAATTCATCCTTCGTCATACTCATTCTCTTTCATTTCTAATTCGTAGAATACATCTTCACATCTAAAGAAAGCACTCTCTAATTTTCTTTGTGCTTCCCTAACTTCATCTAAAGCATAATCCATTTCTTTTTCTAATCCATGTTCATCGGCAAGACTAGAAAGCTTTACTACTATCTCAGTAATAGGATAGGTAAGATACTTAGCTTCTTTAGTTATCCTTCTTGCTTGTTCTTTAATCATTTTTTTTACTCCTATAAGTTTGGTATATTTTATACTGTTCTTCGTCTGGTATGTACTCAATCTTATCTTTATTTAAAAAAGGTGTAGGTTTTTTAGAAAATAAAGTTAATAAATAAAGATACAAATGTAAATGTGGAAAGCTTCTGTGTTTATAATCATATATGTATCTTGGATTAACATACAATTCTTTAAAGTTTTTCTTCTCTCTGTCTATAGTTGGTTTCAAAAACCTAGTGTAGAAATCTTTAATCCCTCTACTACTATAAGTCTTTTTGTAATTTTTATAGTTGGTTTTGTTACAGTTCCAAGTTCCTGTTGTATAAAAATAGGAATATCTGTCAGCGTAAGAATAAATACTTAACATTAAAGCCCTCTCTTTAACAATATATTTTATATCTTTCTTATCTAAAAAAGATATAACATTATTTAAAGTTTCATTAGTGTATCTAATAAACTTAGGATTACCTTCATTATCTATACCCTTAAAATTCCACTTGTCTTTATCTGCTCCATCTCTCGACACATTATCAAATGTGTGTTGGTAATCATAAGTGTTCCAACAAAGTCTCATAACGCCTAAGTTTTTTTCTGTTAAGTAATTAAATAAAGCTTCAACTTCATCTTTAATAGGCTCAATATCCAAGCCATCAAACAATTTATGTAAATCATGTTTATTGTTAGAGTAGTTATATTCTTCTGTTAATGGTAATGGTTTTGGTTTTTTATTGTTAGATTTATAAGCAACTTCTACACATTTTTCGATTTCTTTAAGTTCTTCTCTAGTAAATTCAATATCTTCACTCATAACTTCCACTCCCATTTAAATAATTTCTTTTTATCTTCCTTGTCCTCTGTATGCAGGTCTTCCATTTCCTCTAACTTTTTTACTTCTTTTTTTGTGCTTGTTTCTAACTCGAACGTTTTTTCCACTTCCGATTGAGGTATGCTTGAACCTGTGTTTATTTTCATTTCTTGATACCTCCTTAAAGCCTTTAGCTTTCCTCATTTAATTCCTCTTTACCTATTAGTATATCTCTAAGACCAATATTATCTGTTATGCCCTGTCTATATTCCCTTAACAGAGTTAAAGATTCAGAGTCAATAGTGTTCCAAGTCTGTTTATCTTTTACTCTGGTGACAGAGACTATAGCTTTTATAGCTTCCATGCATACTATATTGTCTACTAATTCTTCTATAGTTTCTGCATAGCTTTTGATGTTAGCTGTTTCATCATCACTATCAATGATAGTTATTATGTATTCATCCATTAGTTTTTCTTTCCTTATAAATTCCTGTTAGTTTCTTTTCCTTTGGGTGTTCATCTTTTATAATTCCCTCAAAAATTTCTGCTACAAGTTTATCATTTTCTGCCTTGCTTGTCAAGGATATTAAAAGCTTTATGTTTTCCTTCTTAGGTTTCCAAGTCTTCCAATACACCTTATCTTTAGGTCTAACATTCCAAGTCCATTCAATGTTCTTACCATTGTAATCATAACCAAAAATTAATCCCATGCTGTTACCCTTATGTAAGGATCAATCTTAAATCCTTCTGGTAAGAAGTTAACTTTACCTTTAACATCTTCAACAGTTAGTGTAGGAGATATACTATTACCTTCATCATCAACACCAAGTATTAATCCACTACCTGCTAATTGAAAGACACGACCACTAGCTGAATATTCAAAGTATAAATTGTCCTTCAAAATACCTTCATCATCTACAAAAATACTGTTGACATCATCTATTCTTACAAGATCAAAGGCTCTACAATCTATTAAGTTATAGATATTCTGTATCTCACCATCATGTTCTACCTCTTTTATCTCTTGGGTTTTTACATCTATTAGTATTGCTTTCATCTTTCTCCTTTTTTATTACTATCATTTATATCAATAGTACTATTAATCTTTCTCGTTAAAATGTTTCTTCGCATATCTTTCTGCAAAGAACTCTAATGTATTTCCATGTAGACCTAGCTTCTCGCCTTCTTCAAGTCCTTCTTCAAAGAGTTTTTCCATTGTTATTTCGTTCCAGTGGTTACTCATACTGCCCTCGCTTCTATTAAATCAATTACAAAGCCTGAATAATCTTTAATAGCTTTGCCCTTCGCTTTAAGACCAACTACTACATTCGGTTCATCTAAAAATCTCATGTCGTGTTCATCTCCATCAATCACTTTAACATCTTTGAACATAGAAGGCAAGAAGTTTCTGAATACTACTGCCTTGTTGTTCGGAACTTTATCAAACAGCTTTGAGTATTTCTCATTAGCTTCTGAATAACTCCATGTTAAATGATAGTTTGTTATTCCCTCAACCTTTCTAGTAGGTATCTTGGTGTAATCATAAAAGATTACATCAGGGAACATCTCAAATACAGTTTTATCTTTGTACTCTTGATGCTCCCACTGAATATCAGACGTGCCATTCAATCTGACACATGGAATTTTGTTCTCCCTCTGACATTCTCTTATAAATTTGTTGATGTCCTCAACTAAGTAAGACATAAAGGTTTCATATTCATCAAGGAATAATAAAGTCTTTCTAATTCTAGCCTTCTGAATGCTAGGAATGAAACCACCACGACCAGCAGTATTTAAGCAAGGCTCTTCACACATAGCTATCTTAGCATAAGGGCAAACAGTTCTCTTGCCATCTGCTAAATCACTAGGAGCTAGATACATAATCCTACTTTTGTATTTATCCTGTATCTTATTGCTCTTATCTGTCTTAGGATTGCCTTGTGATAATAATTTATAACTAGGCATCTTGTGTTTCCTCAACTGCACTCTCTACATATTCTTCGTAACCATTTTTTTCAACAGTTTCCCAAGCACATAAAGGTTCACTATCTTGTGCAGTAAGTATTGCTTCTTCTTCGTTCTTAGCTTCTACTATCTTGAATACTGTATAAGTGTATTCTCCTTCTACTCTATATTTAGTCATTTGTTTTCTCCTCTATTAAAAACTGGTGGTAGAGGTAGGATTCGAACCTACATACTCAGAGAGAACCATTTTACAGACGGCTTACTTAACCAACAGCATCTCTACCATATTAAAAAGTGTGTGACTATAATAATCAGTTTAGCTTCAGCTTCTACGCTTCCTGCTTTTTAGAGCCACACTTAAACTGTGCATGACTAAGGTTAGAGGTTGCCCATTTTTATTCTAACTTTGGTATACTGCAACACCTAGCCATGCTTAACTGTGTTTCATAACTCTCGGTCTATTCAACTCTGTGTTACCTTACGACAGTTATTAAAAAGTGTGTGACTACCTACCCCGAATTTAATCTAGGCTTTACAGTAGCCACACTATGTAGTTCGTAAGCGTCTGGATTTCTCAGTCTTATCGCTCTTTCATCTCCGACCTTCCTCGTCTCACTATAATAAAATAGCACAGGCTTCTGGATTTTATAGG